AGATATAAAAAGGTATTAAAATAGTTATAAAAATTAATTTAAATAAATAAATAGAAAATGAGAAACAAAGATTTAATTAGTAACAAAGTATCTAGAATTGAAAGATATTTAAAAAATATTCAATTCAATATCAATAGAAACGAAAGAAACGAGGCTACTAAAACTATAACAGAAGCTATAGAGAAGTTAGATGATATTCAAACTTTATTAAATACCGAAACTCAAGATAGATGATAGAAGCAGAAAAAATCGAATCAAATTTTAACAAGCATCTAGCTATAATTAAGAATTATATTAAATCTCCTAGAAAGGAGGAGGTTTTAGGTATGGTTAAAGCTTATGCTGATGAGTATGTAATGGCTCCTGCTAGTACTAAGTCTTGGTACCATAATGCTTTTGCTGGAGGTTATGTAGACCATGTTAATAGAGTCGTAGAGTATGCTATTAAGCAGTTGAACTTGTATAAGGATATGCAAGGTACAGTAGATTTTACTGAAGAGGAGTTAGTATTTGCAGCTTTATTTCACGATTTAGGGAAGTTAGGGTATCCCTCTAAACCTAACTACTTAGTCCAGACAGATAAATGGAGACAGGATAAACTAGCAGAAAAATATACTAATAATTCAGATCTAGATTTTATGCTAATTCAAGATAGATCTCTATTTATACTCCAGACCTTTGGTATTAAAGTTAACTTTAAAGAGTATTTAGCTATCAGAACTCATGATGGAGTATTTGATGATGCTAATAAGCCATATTTCTTCTCTTATCAGGAATCATCTAGAATAAAATCTAACATAGTACATATTCTTCATTCAGCAGATTACTTAGCTTCTAAAGTAGAGTATGATTTATGGAAAAAACAAGGAGGAGATTCAACTCCTAAAGTAACTAAACAAAGAACAAACTCAGGCAAAACTGTTAAATCATCTCCAAATTTAGTAAACCTAGTAAAAAACATGTAAAATGGAAATATCAACTATAGTTATTATAATTTTAAGTATGATTCTAGTTTTACTGTTTTATGGAATCTATAATGCAGGGAAGAAAATAGCAGATATGGAAGATGTGATAGATACTCAAGTTGACTATATAAATAAAATTTCGTATATTATAAGAGATTCGAAAGAAAATCTAGACAAACTTGATGAAAAAGGAGCATTCAAGTCGGATGACGAGGTAGGGTTATTTTTCGAATCTTTAAAAAATATACAAAAACTACTAGACTCATTTATTGTCCCTGAAAATTATGGTAAAAAAAAGACGTAAGAAAAGTAAAAATTACTTTACTAAAGAAACAGAAGAGTTTATAGTAAGGTATAATAATTCGAATGATGTAAATTACAGGAACAAGATATTCACAGAACATATCTACTACCCTTTCTACAAACTAGCAGAAAATATTATACATACTTTTAAATTCTACTACCTAGATACAGATTCAGTAGAAGACCTCAAGCATGAGGTTGTTTCTATGTTATATGAGGAGAAAATTATGAAGTTTGATCCTACTAACGGAGCAAAAGCTTACTCATACTTTGGAACAATAGTTAAAAGGTGGTTAATCAACTACAATAATAAGAATTTCAAAAAACTTAAAAAAGTAGGTTCATTTGAAGATATAGAAGAGTCGTATGAGGATGATAGAAATATTAAATCCAATTCTCAAATAACATTAAGTACCTTTATAGATTTATGGACTGACTACGTCTTGGAGGATTTAGATGAGATGTTCCAAAAAACTCGAGAACTTCAAATAGCTGATGCGGTTATTACTGTATTCAAAACTCGGAATGATTTAGAGATATTTAAGAAAAAAGCACTCTACATCTATATAAGAGAAATTACAGACTGCGAAACCCCACATCTTACTAAGGTTATCAAAAAGCTAAAATCCCATTTTTACGAGTTGTATTACGAATATTACAATAAAGGCCTACTGATAAGAAAAGACGAATAGGCTATTTATATATAAAATAATATGAATACAGATAAAGAAATTTTCAAAGGTAAAAATTTATCTAACCTGTTTGAAGAAATATACGACAACTCTAAAGAAACAAAATCTCAAGTAAAAAGCCTGATTGGTGAATTAAAACCTTTAGTTGAATCAGCAGGAGATGCTACCTTAATAGTACCTCTAATTAAAGATTATTTAGAAATAGGAGTTAAGAACGACGAACATCTTATTAAATTAGCTACAGTAATTCAAAGATTAGAAGCAATAGAAGCTAAAGGTGGTGGAGACGATTTTGATTTTGGAGATTTAGAAGCTTTATTAGAAGAACAGGATAAGGTGGTTAAAGAAGTAGATGAGAGTATAGGTAATAAAAACAATCTAGAAAGTAAAAATGATTAAAGCCAATTTTGCAAAGAACTTCTCTAACAGTGCTTTACCATCTAGTAGAGGCGGTACCCTAAATAATACCAAGATTGGTAGAGTTGTGGATATTATATTAGATGAAAATCACCCTCAATACGAAGGGAAGGGTGGTTCAAGATCTATCAATGGAGTTTTTTATCTAACAGTAGGTCAATCAACTAAAACTTCATCAGATGAAAAAATTGCCCGATTTGCTTATTGCAGCGATGTAACTTTATCAAAACCTCCAATACCAGGAGAATTAGTAGAATTAGTAACACTACAAGGACCTTCTCTAATAGGTGGTACTAAGACAAAAAGTACATACTATACTAAAATACTAAATTACTGGAATAACCCAAACACAAACACATTCCTTGACACATATACCTTCCCAGATCAGGATATTACTTTTGGAGGACTTTTTAAAGAAAACCCTACTATCAACCCACTAAAACCTTTAGTTGGAGATGTTCTTATTCAAGGAAGACAAGGTCAATCTATAAGGTTTACAGGAACTCAAAATGAAGACGTAAATTGGGAACATACTACAAGAGATAACGATCCCTTAACAATAATCAGTAACGGTCAAATAAACACAGATGACGGGTTTACATTAATTAGTGAGGATGTAAATGAAGATCCATCATCTATGTACTTAACATCTAATCAAATAATACCTTTAAAACCGGCAAGCACTAGGTACAAAACCTACAATGAATCACCAGAAGGTATCGAATCTTATGATAAGAGGCAAATTATATTAAATAGCGGTAGAGTTGTTATAAATTCTAAAGAATCTGATATCTTAAACTCAAGTAACAAATCAATATCTTTAGATGCAAAAACATCTGTTAATATTGAATCTAACGACTATATTTGTATAGATTCTGAAAAGATATTTTTAGGGGAAAAAGCAAGAACTGCTCCACAAAATGTAAAAGAACCAGTACTTCTCGGTAACCAAACAGAGAACTTTTTAGAGTCTCTATTAAACCTGCTTGTTGGAATGTCTCAAGACATGGCTAATGCTCAAACAGTTGACGGTAAACCTATCCCATTATTAAATAAAAGAGGTATACAAGCACAAGCAACTTTACGTATTCTCAAGAATAGTATAAATCCAAATGGAAAATCTAACTTGAAATCTAAAAAAGTATTTACAGAATAATGGCAGTAGAATCTAAATTATCAGCTATAGTAGCAAATCAATTAGGAAGTATGCAAGGTGCTTTAGAAGTTCAAGTACAACAGCAACTTCAAACAGAACTTGTAAAATTCGCAAATCAATGCCCTCCTGTAGATACACTTAAGACTGTTATAGATATCCGGAATAGTCTACTGAATGTTACTAACTTATTCAGAAATAAAACAAGTAAATTCCAAAACTTTACATCTAGATTAGAATCAATAGTACAGACATTACGTACAATCCTTACAATTCTAAGAACCATTCCTATACCGACATCAGTTCCACCTGGTGTAGGTATTCCAATAGCGCTTACAAATAAGTATGCTGAGATATTATTTAATATTTTAAGATTTTTAGAATCAGTTGAAAAAGATATTCAAAGTATAAACTCTCTTGTAGCATCTATTAATCCATTTTTGAATAATGTAAGAAATTCTCTAAGTACTTTAGACAGTCTTATAACAAATTGTACTAGAGAATTAAGCCAAGAGGAACAAAGTACCTTAAATTCTCTAACTCAAATACCAGTAAGCATAGGTTCAGCTGGTCAAAGCAGGACTATAGAATTTAGATCAGATTCAGGAATTGACTATACAATAGAGATAATATCTGAAACCGATTCAGATCTTAATACACCCCTGAGAAGAGCAGTAGCAAAAAATAATAACGGAGTAGTAGTACTGAGAGGTGAGAAATCCTATAGCAGCGATACAGAAGTACTAGTTGATGAATTAAAGTTTAGAATAAATAATCAACTTCCATAACTCAACTATTTATTAATACGGAAACAGACGAAAAGATATGAAATTAGAACAATTAAGAAAGGTTATCCGAGAGGAAGTCCGAGCCGCAGTAAATGATGAATTACAGGATATGTTAAATGAAGCAGTTAAAATTGCATCACAACCCGATAAAGAACACAACCTTGAAAGAGTAGATAATCAAGTACAGTATAATGAAAATGTAAATAATAATGTACAGCCAAAAAATACTAACTTATTTCTGAGTGGAAATCCTTTGCAGGATATTCTAAACGAAACTAGAATGAGTATATCTAACGAAGGCAACCCTAGTGAATACATTAGAAACAGTATTCATAAACCAAACTTTGCTTCATCACAAGCTGCTGACTTAGGAATGACAGGGCCTGAACCTGGATTGGATTTATCTAAGTTAGGTTTTGCAAAAAAAGCAGGAGAGATTCTCAAAAAATCGTATGAAAAAGATAAGGCGAGAAATGTTTAATAAATTAATTTAGTATGGCATTTGACATAAGAAGAATAGATCCTTTAGATTTACAGCCAAGGAAAGCAATTGGAGTTAAAATACCATTTTCTTCAAATTCTATATTTGAATCTACATACCAGACTAAAGATGCAATAAGGACTAATTTAATAAATTACCTACTAACCGGTCAAGGAGAAAGGTATTTGAACCCTACATTCGGGACTCCGCTTAGAAACTTACTTTTTGAGAATATAACTCAAAGTAAAGTTGAAGAAGTTAAAAATATTATAAGACAGGGTGTAGGTATATTTTTTCCCAATGTCAATATAACATCACTGAATGTACAACCAAATCCCGATTCTAACATAATAACAGTAGATTTTAGTTATAATATTACAGATACAAACATAGAGGATGAAGTAGTAATAAATTTTGAACAATGATAAAACAAGAAAGAGATATAAAATACGTTAACAGGGAATTTACAGACTTTAAACTACAATTAGTTGAGTTTGCTAAAAATTACTTTCCTGATTCCTATAATGATTTCTCACCTACAAGTCCCGGAACCATGTTTATTGAGATGGCATCTTATGTTGGAGATGTTCTCTCTTTTTATCAAGATACACAACTTCAAGAGACCTACTTACAATATGCTAAAAATCCATCTAATCTATACTCATTAGCATACATGATGGGATATAAACCCAAAACAACAAATGTTTCTGAAGTTGAATTAGAAGTATCGCAAATAGTAGGAGCTCAAAACGGAGTCCCTGATTACGGATTTGCAACTGTAATATCCGAAAATACAACTGTTCGTTCGACTACAGCTGATGATGTATCATTTATACTTCAAGATAAAATAGACTTTAGTTTTTCAAGCTCAGTTGACCCTACTGAAGTAACAGTTGCAACACTTGACACCGATACAG